AGGACTTTAGGTTGAGGTGCTTTGTAAAGAGATTTGACCCCTTCCGCCGCCGCGTCAAGGTCTATTTTTTCAGCTAGATCAGTCATTTAGTTGCTCCTGTTTTTCTAGCAGGCCCGAGAGTTCCTGTGCAATAAAATTCAAAGCCGATATTTCACCCATCAAGTTTTGATACTGCTCCATCGACTTAACGTGGTTGTTTTCTAACAACTCTAAAATTTGAGTGCGGCGATCTTTTACGGCTCTTTGAATAAATTGAGCTAAATATAAAGAATCCACATGCGCTCCATCTTAGAATGTCGTATCTATATAACACGCCATTCTTAAAGGAGCAACTAATATGTCCACATTACGGGGCCGGTAGAGCGAATATCGACGTGAACAAACGTTTTTGCCACTCCGATTCCACCAAAACCCAGTTTTATCGCCTCTTCTACAATTTTTCGCCGCTCAATGCCGTTTTCAACGTAGATATCCGCCGCTATCCCTTCTGCATGAGTTCCGGGCTTGACTTTTACACGTTCAAGGCTGTGATCAGGGGAGCGATACCCCGAAGTAATATAGAAAGGAAAGCCACAAGCATCGCGAAGCTTGTCTAGCTCTAGCAGAAACTCATGAGAAATATTGTTTTCTCCGGTTTCTGAACAAGCAAACTCTTCCTTAGAAAAGTATTGGTATGTCACTCTTTTTTGCCTGACCCTAAAAACAGGCCAAAAGCGCCGGTTAAAGCGCCGGTCATGACCGATACAAGCCCCGCTTGCTCCAAGCTAGGGTCAGGAAGCCCCATGAACCATTCAACAACGCGATAAGTCATTACCAGCATCATAAGCATCAAAAGACGCGGAATAATACGCCATGCGCTTAATTGATCGGGCGTCATCATTTTTCTCGGGATACCCCGCGTGTCTTTTCGAACGTCCTTAAACCTCCGAGGCCAAGCATTCCGAGAAGAACTGTAAGCAGGCTTTCCATTTCAAATACAGGAAGTGGAGGGGCCTCAACACCAGAATAAGTAATGACAAATACAGCAAGAGGCTGACCCACAAAGTGCCAAGCCAAAGCAACCCCGCAAGTCCACCCAACAAATGGTCGCCAGCCTGCGACAAACATGCTTTTGTGGCTAGCTTCAGTTTTGTTAATTTCAATTTGGCCTCTCGCAAGCTCCTGCGCGTGTTTTTCGGACATGGTCGCGATTTCATGGGCCAGCCTCGCTCGCTCATCCGCATCAGGAATGAACTTATCTAACAAGCCCGTAACAGGACCAATCAACGCTTCTAGCATCAGAATCCACTCAGTGAAGCTTGGATTTGTGACGGCGGAATGCCGAAATAACTAAGGGACCCGACACCTTGATCTATACGCGGCACCAATGATGGTGCCTGAGTATAAAACTGCTGAAAACGATAAGCGTCCAACATTTCAGGCGTCAAGCTGGTCCCCGCAACAGGTGTTCGGTACGGGTTATATGCCGCCGCCGCAACATCTTGCGAGCTTTGATACGCCGGACCAACAGAACTGTAAACCCCTCCGTCATCAATAACCCGAGGATCTTGATAGGTAGGCGTTCCGCCGGGTTGACCAACGCTGACCCCGGTTCCGCCGGTATATCCGCCGCCACTGCTTTGCATTTGTTCAATTAACGCAGTAAGCGTGTCAAGACGCTCTTGCATCGCGTTGTATTCATTTAAATAGTCTTGAAAATAAGCTGGGACAGTTTCGGTTGTACCACCGGTGCCGGTGGTTAAGGCATTCCCCGCGTAGCCTAACGGAGTTTGACCTGCCGCAAGCAGGGCTTGCCTTCCAGCAAAACTAGAGGCATCCGCCCCTTGCGCGGACGCGGCAATTTGATCACGGAGGGCTTCCCCCGTCAGATTAATTCCAGACCAGTAGTCTAAACCAGCTTGCGCCGGGTTACGGCCAAAAAGCTCATTATAAATTTTGATAACTTCAGCTTGACGTTCCGGACTTCTCGCCGCCGACGCCGCCGACGCTTGCTGTGTTTGTTGAAAACTTGTTACATCTGAGCCTTGTGCGCCTGCAATCAAAGCATCACGAAGCTTTTCGCCAGTAAGGCCCGATGCCATCCAATACTCAGCACCCGCGTCTTGAACGTTTCGGCCAAAAAGCTCGTTATAAAGCTGATTTAGGCGCTCTCTGGAAACACCGGTGGTAGCCCCCGCTTGCTGACTTTGGGCGCGAGCTTGGGCTTCTTCGGAGTTGGCAATAGCTGTCTCAATCTCTGCCACAGACATGCCCGAATTGGCCCAATTCTGAACGTTTTCATCAGCCCCCCTTCTGCCCAAATATTGTTGGTAAAAGCCTTGAACTGTATCTGTATCAACTGCCATTGGAAAATCCCTTAGCTATTAACAGCTAGTGAACCGTGAGCCGCGAAGCGCGGCACCCATGCCACGTTTCTTGCCCGTTGTAGACTTGCCCATCGCCGTGTCAGGCGTCTTCTCTGCCTTCGCCACAGCATAAGGAATGGAACCCTGACCCTGAATGTCAGCCTTTGCAACAGGCTTGGGCGGATTAGCGGGTGGAGCGCCGTTTACTTTGACTCTCATTTAATTGTTCCTCATCTTTAGTAGCTCTCTTTGAAGAGCCGCATCAATTCTAGCTTGCGTCTGGCGTTCCTGACTAGCCAACCGTTGCTGGAACTCAGTCTGCTTGTTAGCCATACGCTGTTGATCCAACTGCAATTCCGCCTGATCCATCTGCATATCAGCTTGTTGCTTCTGAGCATCCAACTGAAGCTCCTGTTGCTTCAATTGTACCAGAGGATCAGGCCCTTGGCCCTGACCCGTTATCTGTGCCGTAAGCTGTTTCAGATTGCCAAACTCTTGCGCGTTCATCTGGGCAACCATAGACTCCAACTGAAGCTCCAGATCTGGCGTCAATGCCTGACCACCCGTCTGTTGCAACAACTGCGCCGTCGCCATCTCCTGACACTTGAGCTTCACATGCTCAATAATGTGCTTCTGAAGCGCAATGGCCGACTGCGGCAAGGCTTGCAACATGGGCGACGTGCCAAAGGTCAAATGCGCCAAAATATGCGCGTCATGGTCCTGACCCTCAAACGCCTTCAATTGTACGCTGTCAATCGCGTCAATGTTCTCCTGCGCCGGATCTTTCGGAATAGGATCAGCCGAAGAAGGCGCAATTAGGATCTTGTCAATGTCACTGACCCCCAGCGCCTCATACATGCGACGGTACGCCTCATGCAAATCATGAATCTGCGGGGCCTGCATCGCCATCTGTAACTGAGACTGCGCCAAAGAAATGCGCTGTGCCTGCGAAAACGAGTTCGGATTCGACACCGGAACCACATCTACACGGTCGTCAAAGTCCTGACGCATGATCGTCCGATCACCGCCCTCTACAGCATACGGATACTCCTGCGGCAGATACTCCGACATCACCCGTGCCAGAAGCTTAAACTCTTGCTTCATGCTGTAGTGCAGGCGCTTATGCACCGCACTCATGACCCGTGAACCCTGCTCCAATAACGCTACCGTCGTACCAACAGCCGCCTGCTGGTTGCCATCGCCCACCTTCATGTCAGTGATCGTGGCAAACCGACGGCCCGCCTCAACCACAAAGCCCAAAAGCTGGAACAACGTACCGTCAGGACCCTTGAAAGGCAACGGCATCAACGAATCACGGATCGCGCCACCCGGAGCGTCTACATCGCGGAACTCTCCCGGCTGAAGGGGTTCTTCGTCATCTCGTACCCTAAGTCCGCGAGCCTTGAAGCCAGCAGGGAGATTAGAGAGAGTGCCAGCATCAATAAGCTGGCGAAGAGCCGCCGTAGCTGTTCGGGACAGGCCGCCAATAGTGTGGATAAGCCCGAGGCCATAAAATCCGAATCCCGGAAGGAACTTATAATGGACGAAATACTGGATTTTTCGTCGTCTTTCATCCTCCTCGCGATAATTTCGTCTAATGGCAAGTACTTGTCCGCTATCCTCACTAATCGTAACAACGTAAGGAACTTTAATTCCTGTTGGTTCACCATCTTCCCCCATGTCTTCAAAGCCGGGCAGATCAAGATTGACGTGGCACTCCAACAACGTGCAGTCATAATCAATATTGCTAGGCTCTACCCCATCCAACTTGTTCATCGTGTCCGTGACTTCATCGTCACTAGACTGAGATGGAATAACGGGAATGTCTCTATAGAACCCCATGACCTGACGAATACGCAGGTCATTCATTGACATCTTCACTACCTGCGTAATGTTCTCGCAGGAATCAAGATCACTAGCGCCATACGGAACCACAATGTCCTCTGCTGGGACAAACTTGCTTACCGCCCGGTCAATCGCCTCGTCATAGTAAACTTTCTTAAAAGTTGACCCCGCCAAAGGCAAATAAAACAACATCTGATCAAATTCAGGCGTGTACTCCTCCATCACGTTCGTGATGTAGTAGTTCATAAAATCCTTAACACGGTGCGCCTGCGCCTCA